TTAAAAATTGTTTGATTTTGGCTTCATTTTTGGCCGAATATTTGCAAGATACTTTGTTAACGATAACCATCCCATCATTCATAACAGCCTTATCGGTAATCGCCGTGTCTACTTCATCAATTAGGCCGTAGGACTTCGCTTCATCCGCTGTGAGCCACGTTTCGTCATCCATAAGGGTATTTATCTGCTCAGGTGTCAAAACATCGCTACGACTTAGATAAACATTTGCAATGGTTTGTTTAACACTTCCCAAATAATTCGCCATTTTAGTTAGTCCGTCCGCGTCAAAGCTGTCGCCTAAAAATACAGATGGATTGTGAATCATGTACAAAGCATTGCTTGGCATAATTACCTTATCCGCCGCACATGCAATAATTGTAGCTGCACTCGCGCATAAGCCATCAATGTGTGCTGTTACTTTTCCAGCATAGGCTTTGATCATATTGTGGATAGCTTGTGCCGCGAATACGTCACCACCTCCAGAGTTGATGCGCATTGTTAATTCATTACCATTACAACTAGCTAAGTCACTTGCAAATTCACGTGGTGTAATTTCATCGCCCCACCAAGAAGTCTCAGAAATATCACCATATAAAATCAACTCAGATTGGCCAGTACCATTTTGATTTACAAAATTCTTAACAGACCAAAATTTATTCATCCTCTTCACCTCCTTTCGCTTCAGATTTAGAGCCAACGGAAGGATTACCCGCATCAGCTAGCCCCATGCCGTATTTCTCCATGAGTTGCTTTTCAAATGCAAGTTGTGCAATGTTTTCTTCAAGGTCTGTCCCTGTCATTTCAGCCGCTTCACGTTCGCGAGTGGAAACTCCATTTTCAACGCGAAGTGTACTACCATTCATATCCTTAACTGGGTCAAGGATGGACATAGTCGGTCCAAACCAATCAGCATTGCACCATGCTTTTCGAATTAATGGATCATCAAAGAAACCAGGCGCCTCTATTCGTCCAGTCGCTACAGCTTCCATTAGCCAAACCTCATAGATAGGCTGACAGAAATCACGGGCGAACCACTTGCGACGTAGTTTATATTCTTCCCAAGCCTGTAACATTGCTGCACGGCTTGCAGAATACGAGGAGGTGAAGTTCTTCATCAATACTTCGTAAGGCTGGTTAAGTGCAGCGCCTACTTGTTTGATGAGTTGAGTACTAAATACTTCAAAAGTAGATTGAGCGTTGGAAGCATCAACACTCTTTACGTCTACACCTTTCGGTAAGGCGTTTAATGTACCAGGCCCTAAATTATATTCTGATACATCAACTACTGGTTCCGTTGGATCAACAACACCATTATCGGCCAGCATATCATTTAACGACCCTGAGTTAGTAACTGCTTCTGTAAAGAATAGTGCGAAGTACGATTTAATAATGGCAGATGTAAGCTCTGCATTTGTGTACCGATACACTTGCTTTAGCGTTTCAATGACTGGGGCTAAATAAGGCACCCCTCTGTACTGCTCAGGTCTAGTATCGTTACTAATCTGTAATACATTTGGAATGCTTGTACGCTTTCCGTAGGCCTCAACCCTTGCCCATGACGTTAATATACTTGTAATTGGTTCGCCTGGTACTTGATTAGACACCCAGTAAGCTACAATTGCGCCGTCAGTATCAATTTCCACACCATTCAATATGCGATTTCCGTTATCTGAATTAAGTGCTTCAACCCCAGTTGGGTCGCCTGTAGCATACGTTGAAGTGGTGAGCGGGTTGCTTACTCTATTCCCTTCAATTAATTGAAGCCGTAATGTATACGGCATATCTGGCGTAGTGGGCTTACGTCTGAATGCTGCAAAACTATCACCATCTGTGAGATACCCTTGATATGCAATACTTTGCATATCGTACAAATTGTTTTTGCGATAAATATCACAGTCTTTTGAGTCTGCCCATAAGTCGAACTCTGCACGCACCTTACGTGCCCACGCTCTGGCGTCCTCTGCAGATATTCCCAAGATTTGAAATTTAGGTCTAGGGAATACATTGAGGCCTGCGCCAACGGTATGGGTAGTACTCGTGTTGATTGCAGCCGTGCCGACTGGTGTATTTATGGCTAAATCTGCTGATCTATCTCGCAAAGTTGATAGATTTGCGCCAATATCAGCCTTATAGCCTAGTTTTCTAGGATTATATCCCTTCAATGATTTGTTATTATGAGAGGCACCGCCCTCACTATATCCGCTATTTTGAGCCCTCGGAGTGCCTATTTTAGCGCTAAATTTCTTATTTTTTCTCGCCATTTTAGCCTCCTAATCTCGAAAAACTACCCGTTTTGACCTGTTTCCGCGCCCATTATCAGTGTCCATATCTGGTAATTTAGCGCCCCGTGCCACTAAATCATCAATCATTTTTCTTACTTCAGCCAAATTTGCCCTTGTAAGAGTACGATTTCCGATTGTATAACTTTGCCCGGTCAATATTGCTTCCTCAGCTTTGACGTACCATTCTAATCGCACATCAATTAGCCTTGGCTTTCTTGAATAACTAGTTGCCATACATCCTCCTAAATATCTGCTACTTTACTAGCTCTACGAACGCGTTTTCTCATTGGTTTCTTCCGCGTATCAGTCACTGTTGTAGTAGAATGGCCTCCGCCTTTGACTACTTCCGCCAATCTATCCCAATCAGGATGGATTGAATTCATACAGGCTAGGTTATATACACGTAAATCCAATGGTTCATTACGAACTCCTGCAGTAGGTTCCCATATCTCATGAATAACGCCCTTACGTTTTACTTTCTTTTTGTGTTCTGAAATAATCCCCTTGAAGTACAGTTCGTCGTACCCTCTTGTTCCTAAGAATTCTTCATCCAACGGAAAATGAAAGTACTTAGCACCAGGTTCATCGATGGCTAACCGGTTCATTACCTGTTGTTTCCCATCGTCAACACCTAGCATTACAAGCGGAATCTTACTTCCTGAAGCTTTACCAATCTTATAGTTCAAAGGTATGCCAGGAGTTCCGGCCGTACCTTTGATGGCAAATCGTTGCTTACTGAAGTTCTTTTCGCAATATTCATATACTTTGGAAGTGTAGTGACCGCCTGAGTCAATGAAAGCACGTGCTACTTTAAGGCCTGTGCCATTCTTAAATCGGTATACCTTATCAAGCACCGCATCAAGTGCATCCCATGTTGCTTTATTATCAGGCTGACCTAAGATAACGCCCTTACAGATGCCCCAACATTCTTCACCATATCCCCAACCGGTGATTTCATACTCTAACCGATTGTCTTGTGTATCGACGGCACCTGTTAGCAGTAATACACCATCAGGAAGATCTGCGCCGTACTTTTCACGGCGCCTAATGAATTGTTGATAGTCTTCAAAGGCACCTTGCTGTGCGTATGACTCACCGAAACGTGTATTCATAACTACCTTTTCACGAGTAGGGTCTCCTTTAGCCTCTAGCCATTCCCTCATGATGTCATTCCAGGTTAACCAAGGAGACGTAAATCCATTTACAAAAAAACTGCGTATGCCATTATGCAACGCAGCAGGGTTTTTCGATATGTACTTCTGAGGAACTTTCCGCATTTCGTCTTCAGAGAACGTAGATCCGCAATCAGGGCACCGCCATTTCACATCGCTAACTATAACAATTTTCCGACCTTTGGCATCCTTGTGTTCCTCAGTTTCACATTCCATTTCAGTATGTCGTATCAAATGGTACTCACCACAATTAGGGCACTCATGCTGCCACTCTTCTTGGGTTCCTGTTTGATACTCTACATCGATTCGTGAGCTACCTTCATTAGTTGGTGTGGAGAATAACCCCATTACCCTGTTCCAGAACGTTGTCATACGTTTGGCGGCAAGGTCTACTGGGTCACCTTCTGTGCCAGCGCTATCAGGGAAGCGGTCAACTTCGTCCGCAAGTAACACACGTACAGGACGTGATGCCAATCCTGCAGGACTGTTCGCCCCACACATGATAAGCCGACCACCAGGGAAGAGTTTAGATAAGATTGTGTTCTTACCATCTCGTGTCTTGGCGCCGTCTTCTGATTTTGTTTCATAGAATACTTGTGATAGTACTTTCGTATCACGGATCATCGGAGAGATACGAGACTTTGAATAATCTTGGGCCAATTCAATAGTCGGTTGAATCATCATGACCGCACATGGGTCAAGGTGAGCGTATCGACCTAGCACATTATTCATTATGTCTGACTTCCCTACCTGTGACGCTGACTTAACAACTACTCGATTGATACCAGGTTGCGTGAAAGCATCCATTATCTCTTTTTGATATGGGGCTCTACTCGTTTTCCAACGTCCTGGTTCAGCAGAAAGGCCTTGTGATAGCATGCGATAATCGTCAGCCCATTGGCTAACACTGGTTTTTGGTAGTGGTTTTAGGCCCATTTTAGAAACATATTGCCACAATTCTTTTGCCGTTTTCATGCTATCACCTCCTTTTTGCATTAAAAAAGCGCCTAATTTGGCGCTTTATCATCGTCTAATTCATCGCTATCCATGAATAATGACGGCGTATATTCACTTAATTCGGACAATTTGTCCTCAATTTCTTGTGTTAACAGGTTATATGCTTCCTCTTTTGTTATATTTTGTAACTGTGGTGCCAATTTAGTCGGCAATCCTAACAATTGTGTACGCAAATTGACAAGCATTTCTGTCATAACCTGTTCTACAGTATCTGCTGAGTACACCTCACCGTTCATTTTGGCTAGTTTCAACTCAGCAATCTTACGTTTTGCGCGTTCATTCTTGGCCTTTTCAACCTCGAATACCGCATCATCGGAACTACTTTCCTCTTCAGCAGAGGATTGCCCCTTATATTTGACATAATTGATAACGGATTTGATAACCAGAATATTATTCTTTTCATCGGTAGCTAAAACCCCTTCTTGGAGCAGTTGCGAAACACGTTGGCGCGAGAGTCCAAGTGCTTTTGCCAGGTTTGACTGCGAGGCCGTTGCCGTTTTCAAATCATCTGTAATTTTCACTTATCAATCAGCCTCCTTTCATTACCTGTATCACTAGCAAGGTCATAAAAAAAATAAAATCTAGGCAATTTTTGGGGTCTCGGCCACCGCACGCTTTCAATTTTTCCCAGAAGAACCTACCAAAAAAAATTACTCAAAAATTCAACGAAACGTGTATTTTTTTAAATTTATTTTTTATTATTTAGCGCGGGTACTGCCCCAAAAGCTATCTTAATACGCCTTTATTTTGCTTATATTTACCGCATTCCTTATGAACCTTTGCGGTTTTTGTCTTTACTAACGAATGTGATGGTGCATACGATTTGCACATGTGATCAATATGAATTCCATTAGCCTTGCACCAACCTTTTACATTATTGAGGCATCGCCTCTTTTCACAATACACATCTGTCAATCGTATTCACCTCGCTTCCTTAAAATTTGTATGCAAAAAGACCACCTAACCGTATGGATTAAGTGGTCTTTTGCTTTAGTGTTCTAGGTATTCACTGTGTCGTTGAGAGAGATAGTATTTGTTTCCCTATTAACTCACACTATCATTATAAACTGTCAAGAAGGACAGGTCTAGGACAGTTTTGGGACAATTTTTCAAGCTAGCTTTGTATTTAACCCAATAACTCCCCATAGCAATACAGATAACTCTTCAATCCCTCTAGCGATGTAACGTTTGATGGTACGAACATCTGGCTTTTCAGGAAATGATTCAGCAATCTCTTCTAAGGTTTCTCCATCAATATAATACCTGCGCATGCATTCACAATATTTGAATTGCTTGTCGCTACACTTCTCAGCATAGATATCGAGCATGTTATTCACATGCCTCATCATCAATGCTGTTTTTTCTTTGCTTTTGACAATGGCATTTACTTTCACAATGCTTTTATCGTCAAACATATCAATTAACAGTTCATTGAGCCATATATCCTCGGCTTGTGTCGAATCCGTGATAGCATTGTCTACGTATGACTGTAACTGACTATAATGCTTTAATAGCTTGATCGTGTTGTGTCGAAGTTTACGACCTAGCTGTGCATTTTCTTGCTTTGCTAATTCATAGTAGGTTTTAGTAGCCACCTCAGTGGCCAACCTAGTGACTTTTTCAATTTCGCATTCATTCAAATGCATCTCCTCCTTTACGCTTTATTTTAGTCCGTATTGTGTTTTATTCCAACTTCATGAAGATTCACTCGTTAACGCATTAAAACGTTCTTATACATATGAAATTTTGATTTTTATGGCTATTAGCGACTATAGGAATATACCCATATGTTCTGTGATATGTACAATCACAAAATCATCATCGTCATTTACAACCTCATCAGCCATAGTCCCGATGAATTTCCTATTATCGTTTTCTAGCACTCCTGCAGCTTGTAGTCCATCAAGAATAAATTTCTTAGCAAAAGCTACATTATCAGGATCATGCCTGGTTGATGAGTGCCATTCAAATAATAGGTCTACTTTCCCATCAACCGATTCTATCTGTTGTGATAAACATTGTTCTTTGACTTGCTCGGTGCATTTCTTTTTCATAGCGGCGGCTGCTATAGTCGAACCACGCTCACAGTCAATATACTCATTTAACGTTGGGAATCGGTTATGGGCTTTCTTTCTAAACCTAAACTGACATCGCAGGAGAATCTTCATCGGTGTGATTCTCCATTGAATATAGCCTCTTCATATTCTCCACGTAAGCGGTCGTATATTCTTTGACTATAATTTTCTTCAGTCCATGTCTCGCTATAATTCGTCGTAAGAATTATAGGCTTCATTCGGTTGTAGCGATCAATAATAACGCTTTCAACCTTAGATGCTACCCAGTCAGACTTCGAATACTCTGCTCCAAAATCATCAAGTAATAGTAAGGGGATATTCCTAAGCTTTTGCTCAAAGCTTAGATAAGCCACATTATCACCTTTAGATAGTGTAAGCATGGTGTCTAATAGATTAGGCATCGAAATCATGAGGCATCCTTTACCTAATGCCATAGCTTGTTTCAAGATACTCACCGCAATCGATGTCTTGCCGGTACCAGCTGGGCCCCTTAATATGAGGCCCTTGCCAGACTCAAGATTTTCTTTTAGGTTATGAGAGTACTCCTTAACCACAGCATAGGCTTCAGCATTTTCTTTCGGGAAACTACCATGCTTACGCAACCAGTCGAAATCCATATCGTAATATCGTTTAGGAATTCCAACTGCAGCATACGTAGTATTAACATTGGTTTGAATTACTACTGGTTTATCATAAATTGGATAAAAGAACTCATTTTTTACCGTGTACTCTTTCATATTCTGCTTGCCAGTCAACTTGCTCGTCTTTTCTCGAAGAGCCTCTATTGCTGCTGTTACGTTTAGTGGTTCCAAAATCTTTATTCACCTCCTTTTTTAAATTCCCTGCTGTGACAGTTTCAACATACTTGATACTATTGCCCCCGTTATCGGCCGTGGTATTGATAGCAACAATAACTCGTTCCTTACCATATGATTCAACTAGATCATCTAGCCGTTCTTTAATAACAGGCGATATATCTCCAATTGACTTCATATACAATTCGTAAATAGGTTTATTTTTTATTTCATCATCGTCAAACATAGATAGAGGATTTTCATCTTCACGCGCGCGCGTATCTCTCTCTATATTATTAATTTCCTTTCCTTTCCTTTCCTTTTGTTCGTTTTGTTCAACGACCGTTGAAGTTCGTTGAACGGTCGTTCGATTTTGTTCCTTTTTTCTGCGAGCTTCACCACTTTTAATGCCTGCGAGCCTACGTTGCTCCTGCTTTTTCTCAAATTTACTTCTTCGCTCTTCTTGTCTGCGAATTAAACTAGGAGACCAAAAATACTCGTCATCACATTCAAGCAATTCAAAATCACAAATTAACGAGTTTACGAACGAAAATGATTTATTTGAACAAAAGAAAGTGTGTTCATTTTCGTTCAACGGTCGTTC